CGATGATGCAGCCGGAAATGCCGATGGGTCGCGGATCGATGATGCAGCCAGAGATGCCGATGGGACGCGGATCGATGATGCAGCCAGAGATGCCGATGGGGCGTGGAGTTATGCCGCAGCCAGAGATGCCGATGGGGCGTGGAGCTATGCCACAGCCGGAAATGCCAATGAGCCGTGGCGCAATGCCGCAGTCGAATGCACCGATGGACTCAGGTACGGTCGCTCGCCGGGAGGTAATGTCAGGCCGTGAATCAGCCGTTCGCCCAGAAATGCCGACGAATTCCGGTTCTATGAATTCATCCTGTGATATCGATCAGTTTCCGGTAGGCATGGCATACGTTCCGTGGCAGCGCTGGCAGCAGGTCTATCCGGTTGAAAAAGCAATGAACAGAGGGACAATTTTCCCGGATCTGGATAAACCGTTTTCCATGGGGAGGTGCAGATAATGGCAAATACCGATATGAACTGCAGCGCTCTGCTTCAAGCAGTCTATGAGGCGAGCTTCGCTATGGACGATGTGATTCTCTATTTGGATACTCATCCCAGTGATCAGGATGCGCTGAATTACTACCAATATGTATCAGATTTACGGAAACAGGCAATGGATGCCTATGAGGCTCAGTGCGGCCCGCTGATGTTTGACGAAGTCCGGTCCGATAATTACTGGACCTGGGTCAACAATCCGTGGCCTTGGGAAGGAGAGTGCGGCTGATGTGGAGATATGAAAAGAGATTACAGTATCCGGTAAATATTACAACACCGAATCCGAAGATGGCGACGTTTATTATGAGTCAGTATGGTGGCCCAAAATGCATAAACCTATAGGAATGCCCGGAAAACCTTGTGTTTACAAGGAATTCCGGGGTTTTATATATATTGTTATTTACTAAAAAATGGAGTATTATGTCAACTGGAAATAGCCTGATAATTTGTGACGATCAGCTAAGCATAGTAGTAGAAATGAAATTCATTCATCTGACGGTCGAAAACAATTTTTTTTATAATTCTACGAACGGCATTTCCCTTGGTGACGTTGTCTATATCCGGATCCATTAGTAAATCATAAACTGTAGTGATTCTTTTTAAGATTTCCTGCATGTCAGGACCTTCCGGTTCGTCTGGAGTTTCTTTTAGCTGTTCCAACTCATCAAGAATATGGGTGCGCTCATCCTGCAGCCGGAGTTTGTTTGCTTTATATTCCTCCAGCGAATCGATTCCGCTTTCATAGGCATCTTTTACACGCATCTCTTTCATGGCTACTTTTTCTAATGCTTCCGAGAGTCGGGACTCTTCACTAATCACCTTCTGATCTGGTTTTCGTATGTATTCATACTGCACAGACTGATCTGCCATTACCTGCCGGAGGGAGGTCAGAACAGCTTCCTCTGCCTTTTTGACTGATACTGAACAGGATTCTCTGTGAACGCCCTTTCCATATTTCCAGCACTGAAAGAAATCCGGCCGTTTCTTTTGATCATTCGAGCGATTGTAGGAAAGGCTTGCGCCGCAGACGCTGCATTTTAATATGCCGGACAGCCAGTGCTGGCAGGATGAGGTTTCACGCCGGCTTTTGGGTCTGTATTCTTCTTTAATACGTTGCTGATTTGATTCAAATATATCAGTGATCGATGGCCGCGTCTCATGGGCCCCCTGAAATTTAATACCGTTCCAGACAACAATGCCATTGTAGAATTCATTGACGAGGATTCGGTAAATACCGCGGCGGTCAAATCGATTTCCACGTTTAGTGCGAAAACCCATGTCGTTTGCCTCCCGGGCAATGGCAGTCATGTCTTTGCCTTTATGAAAAGACTGGTGGATGAACTCAACAATTACGTATTCCTTTTCAATGATGATAAAGGGCTTTCCTTCACCTACAGCTGCATATCCCAGGCTGGGTGAACACTGATAGCCTTCTCGTAATGCTTTTTCCGTCATACCACGCATGACCTCTCCAGAGAGGTTAAAGGAGTAGTATTCGTCAAACCATTCGATAATACTTTCAATGAGACGACCAAACATGCCATCTGCAATTGGTTCAGAAACACTTTTGATCTCGACGCCGCATTTCTTGCGGAGAACGCTTTTATAAAATACACTCTCGTCCTGATTTCGAGCAAAACGTGAAAACTTCCAAAGATAAAGCCGCTTGAAAGGGCAGGGCTGCGTTTTGGCCGTGGCCACCATGCGTTGGAATTCTTGCCGGTTGTCTGCCCGGCGTCCGGAAACACCTTTTTTCTCTATGTAAACAAATTCTTTGGGTATGACATAGCCATCAGCCTTTGCTGACTCCAGAATGACGCGGAGCTGTGCATCGGGGGACAGTTCTGTCTGATCATTTGTACTGACGCGGATATAGGCAGCACCTATTTCCACGGTGGATTGGGTGGTCATGATATCATCTCCTTGGTCTAGTGTATTAATTTTGGGTATAAAAAATACGCCCCTTGTCAGGACGTACCAGAAATGATATAATTCACTTGTTGAAGGTGATTTATCTTCCGGTTCGTCCGGCAAGAGAAAATCTATGTAAAGCCGTTCGGTGTTGGTAGCACCGGACGGTTTTTTGACAGATTTTTAAAACTGCATATCAGCTAATCCAAATCTGTTCTTCACTGGTTCTGGGGCGACATCATGTTCATATACAATTTCTTCGTTATATATCATGTTATTATACTCAGGAGAGGTGTAATATTGCCCATCTATGCAAACTACATTTCCACCCTCTATGTCATCAATTAATCCGCTTATAGTACCATAAGATGTGGGAACCCAATTAGAATAATCAATGGAACCATCAGCGTTATAAATTGTATTTCCAAAAGGATTGGTGCATATTCCAGATTCATTAAAATGATAAGTAATTTGTCCATCGACAAGGTCTTTGGTTTGCATGGTTCCTTCAGCATCAACATAGTACCAATCCTTCCCATTTGTATCTACTATCCACGAACTGGTAGGATACGTACCGTCATCATTTTTGTACCACCAGCCTCTACTGTCATGTTTCCATTCTCCAGCCAGAACTGTGGATGCCATTATAGCGGACATAACGAGCGTTGTAACAAATAATTTTATCCTCTTCATGAAAACCCTCCTAAATTTCGGCATCGCCGTATTTTTACTAAAAAGCCTTAGGCTATTTTAACCCCATTTTGCGAAACATTCGATATGCTGATGCGTATTCTGACGGTATTGGAAGTCCGGCCTTTAATGTTCGTTGCATATCACCATAGATTTCTTCTATTGTAGGTTTGTATTCTTCCTCTTCCTCCTCATTTTCGTAGTCAGTATTTTCATGACATGCTTTTTCTATTAATAATTCCAACTGTCTCTCCGGTTCGGAGGGCCTATGTGTGGCATGGGCAATATTTTCGTACCATTTCCTATAATCCATCAGAGCTCTGTTTGATGCATCATAGGAAAGACCAAATATATCATGGATCTGATCAGCAGTTTCGCATCTATATTTGTGGATCATGATACGCGGAGCCAGAAAGTGACTGGCAAAGTTATCGGCGTCATCTTCGGAATCGGTATTGAGAAAAATATGTCCAAGTTCATGAGCTATTGAAAACTTTATTCTTCCGTAGACGGAGTGCTCTATGTAATACAAAGTATCATCTATTAAACAGGCATCTTCGCTCAATTCAATAAATGCTTTTTGTTTTTTTACGGTTAAATCTGAAAATTCTTTTATTTTATATCCACATTTTTCTACTAATTCAAAACAGTCTATTGGAAATTTTTTAATATTGTATTTTTTATAAATGTTATAAATACATTCATACAGAGGGACTAAATCCATTTTACGGCTCCTCTTCCTCATCGTCATCAGATAATATAATACGAGCAAGTCTCATTTTTTCTTCCTGTGAAAGATTTTTTCGGCTACGGGTATAAACGGTAAGGACATCTTTGTAATCCGGTTCGATCTTAACACCTTTAGACATCTCATCCAATTCTTCAACTGTAATACCTAAAGCTTTACACATGACTATAACGTTATTAACGTTGGCTTTGCCAGCTCCGTTTTTAAGAATTGTATATACCGTTGAATACGGAAGGCCGCATTTTTCGGAAAAGGAGCGAGCATTCATACCTTGTTCTTTGATAAGTCGTTCCAAAACCTTTGCTTTTTCCATCGTTTGTACCTCTCTTTTATGATACCTCAATTATATATGATAAAGCATAAAAAGTAAATAAAAATATTTGGAAATCCGTATATTTTTTAAAATACGAATAAAAATATTTGGAAATCCGTATATTTTTACTTGACAATAAACGAATATCCAAATATAATGTGTGTATGAAGTTTGGAAGTCCAAACATGAAAGGAGGATATCAATGTACAATAATTTACTTAAGGCAATGAAGGATAAGAAAATAACCTTCACACAAATTGCAGAATTACTCCATTGCCAACTGAATACGGTGTCGGATAAGGCAGATGGAACTGTCAAGAGCGGGTTTTCTATCGATGAAGCGTTGCTCATCAAAAAAGTATTTTTCCCGGAATATGACATCGTATATCTTTTTGAAAGAGAGATTAATGCAGCATAGAAACAAACGTATGTTCGATAAAGCGACTATATCACTATCGTTCATTTGTGTCAATGGGAAGATGAGAAAGGAGCGTGAGAGTAAGATGGGGGGAAAAGAAAAGAAGAAACCGCATATCACTATGGTCTGGATAGCAATTGCGGTTCTTTCGATTAATCAGGCTGTCGGGGCGTATCAGGATTATCAGATACATCAGCGGCTTCGGAATCAGATTCAGGCACTTCAAGAACAGAATTTGAATCTGTTGCAACGAATGAATAATTCTCTGGCTGAGTATTTAGGCAATCAATTAACGCAGTTACCGACAAATTAAGTTTTTCTAATGATTCGGTGTATTTTTCAAATTGAACTGTTTCAGCTTGCGAGCTTATGGCATCGGCAGAACTATCAATATTGTGAAAATGGATAGTTAACCATACCCCAAACAAAGCAATAATGTTTGGCAATATATAGGATAAAAAGAATTCCAGTGTTATGCGCCGTTTGGAAATTGGGCTTACAGTAGCAAGGGGGATATCACATTCATATTCCTCTTCATTAATAAGGGAAGTGTACAATTCTTCAGGTACTTCGACATGGTCGCTATAAAAGGATATATTTTGTAGTGCTGAAGAAAAGTCAACAGAAAAATGGGAGCTAATATCTATCAAATTTTGCTGAATATTTTTTGTTAAATCTTGAATAACAGAATCATTGACGGCTAAAGTATCACGAATACCAGAGACAAGAGATGCGTTCCATACCTCTTGCATCTGCCGGACAGGTGCAGTTAAAGCATCAAGTTGGGCTTGCAGTTGGATAGCCATATCGTTTTGCAGAGAGATAGTCATTGTTTGTGCTATCGAGCGTTGAAATTCTAAAAGAGCCGGTTGGAAAGCCGATGAGGGGGCTAATAAGGATGGCTTAAAGCTATCAACCAATGACATATTAATTCTTTCTAAGGAAGATTGAAATGCAGTTAGTGCAGCAGTGATTGATTGATGATTATTATTCATAATGGCATACTTCTTTCTTTTGTATTCCGGTGGCAGCCGGTAAGACAATTATAGAACGGAGAAAGCCAGAAATCAACAGGCAACAAGTACAACCAGTTATACATACAATCTACCAGAGAGGGGTGGTGATGTGGAAAAATACAGGATTGTAAACTACATCGAGGTAGACGGAGAGGATATTCCAATGGAAAAGCTTTCTGAGGAAAAAAGGAGTAAACTCCCCTGTTTATTAGCTGACAAAATGATGATATCAGCAGGATACAAAAGGAAGACCGCCTGAGGGCGGGACTGATGGACAAGTAGTGAGAGGATAAAAAATGCAGAAGTACATTGACAACCTCGACGACTTCGAGGACGACAGCCGGCCGCCGATTTTGGACTGGGTGGAATGGCTGGTACCGCGGATTATTGCGGCGGGAGGGATTATGTTGATACTGTTGATATGCGCGTCGCTGGAGGCACTGTGAGAGGAGGTGAAGGTGATGAAACGGGGCAATATAGATTCGGCAATTGAATACTTAAAACGTGATCCATGTATGGATAATACACGCTCGGCAGTGAATTTTATGCTTGGCTGGTTTGAAAACGAAGCAGAGAATTGCGAGCGGTCGTACGTATCAGCCGATCTGAAAAGGTTGTTCCAGGCAATCGTGGATATTGAGAAAGAAGAAAAAGAAACCCAGACGGGTGGAGCCGTCCGGGAATCAAGGTAACTACTAACAATTTTACACTCCTATTATATCAGAGGGAACAGGAGATTTCAAGATGAAAGAAAGATATCACAGGCTTTGGGTATCTCTAAGAGAGCAGTTGACAGATCAGGAAAATAGTAAAGGCGGCGAAATATATTCGTCCAAGTCCGATGTGCTGCATGAGGTTCTGACATTGATGGCAAAAATGGAGGCTGCGCAATTTTTGGAGGATTGAACGATGGTAAAAGCAAAAGATTTAAAGGTTGGACAGGTTGTCCGGTTGGAATGCGGAGATGCCGGAAACTGGGGAACTTCGAAGTTGATAAGATTACTGCCCTGGAGGATTCCGTGGACGTGCTCTGCCATTATGGAGTGATACATATGGAGTTTTCGTGGGAAACGGATAAGATGCTGGAGGTGATCGAGTAATGGCAAAGGTGATTGGTATTATGGGAGAGTCTGGATCCGGCAAGACTACGTCGATGAGAAACCTGGATCCGTCTGTTACCTTTTACATTGATTGTGATAAGAAAGGCCTGTCATGGAAGAACTGGAAGGAGCAGTATCAGGAGGAGAAACATAATTATTTTAGGACAGATTTGCCGTCTACGGTGCTAAATCTGCTGCAGAAAATTCAGGATCAGGAGAACATGAGGCACATTCAAACAATCGTGATTGATACCATCAATGGAATTATGGTGGGAGAAGAAATGCGTAACATCAAGGTTAATGGATATGGGAAGTGGACAGATCTTGCCTCCTACATATATGGAATTGTTGATTATGCCCTGACCATGCGTGAGGATCTAACCGTGATTATTCTGTGCCATTCGGAAACCATTTCTGATGATAACGGCTACGTGTTTACCCGGATTAAAACCAATGGCAGAAAGTTGGACAAGATAGTGCTTGAAAGCAAACTGGCTACCGTGCTGTATGCAGTTCAGCACGACGGCAAATACGTTTTCAAGACCCACGCAGATAATTCTACAGCAAAAACTCCATATGGAGCATTTGAGGCGGACGAAATAGAGAATGATATTGTAAAAGTTCTGGAGACACTGCAGGAGTATTAATTCTAGAAAGTTTTACCTGGAATACAAAAAATAAGACAAAGAAGGGATAGAAAAAATTATGAGAAGATTAGGAAAGAGTTACGAAGAGGCGCAGGCATATACGGATGGAGAAAAGTTGCCGGTTGGCGGATATGTTCTCAAAATTGAGAACTTAAGATATGAGGAAGGGGCCAATGGGAATTCAGATGTGATTGTCTTCCAATTCGATATAGTCGAAGGGACTTATGCCGGATTCTTCCGAAAGAATTATGAAGAAAATACGCAGGAAGATCGAAAATGGAAAGGAACTTACCGTTTATATGTTCCAAAAGATGATGGAAGCGAGAGGGATGGCTGGACCGTCAGAAAGTTCAAAACGGTCATGAATGCCTTTGAGGATTCCAATAGTGGATATCATTGGAACTGGGATGAAAACACATTGAAAGGGAAGGTGATTGGTGGAATATTCAATGAAAAAGAGTATGAGTTCAACGGCCGACACGGCTTCTTTACAAACTGTTATGGTTTCTGCAATGTTGAGAAAATCAGAAGCGGGAATTATAAAGTGCCAGAGCCGACTTTGTTGAAGAATCGTCCAGCCGGTACCACCTCTTCTGCTAATGAAGAATTTATAAATGTCCCGGAAGGAGCGGAGGAAGCCATCCCGTTTTAACTTATGAATAATTTTGAGATACAGAGCTGCCTTGATTCTATGGAAATAATCGTGGATACCAGAGAACAGCCAACACAGAGAGCCAGGGCACGATATGCCCAATTCTCCGTGCCATATAAACGCTGTACATTGGATTATGGAGACTATACCTATAACTTTAAGCTGCCGGGCGGAGAATGGCTGCATGGGCTTGCTACAACGCTTAAACCATGTGTTGTAGTGGAGCGGAAGATGGATCTGGGAGAGCTGAGTCAGAATTTTACCAGGAACAGAAGGCGGTTCGAAGAAGAGTTTGAAAAAGTGAAAGCAATCGGTGGAAGAATCTATCTGCTGGTGGAGAACGCCTCCTGGGAAAATCTTCTGAATGGAAAATATAAGAGTCAATTCAATCCCAAAGCTTTTACAGCCTCTGTTACAGCGTATATGGCCCGCTATGGAGCTGGGGTGATATTTTGTAAGGAGGAGAGCAGCGGACGGATCATAAAGGAAATCTTGTACCGAGAGTTAAAAGAGAGGCTGGAAAGAGGGGAATATGATGGCGGAAGGTGGGTAAAACTTCACAGGAAACTGATGGACAATGATTTGTGGAAAGAAAAGCCCTTCTCCAGAGGACAGGCCTGGGTAGATCTGATTATGCTGGCAAGTCATAAAGACAAAGAATTTCTGTTTGACAGCGCCTATCTGCCAATCTACAAAGGTGAAATCATCACCAGTAAACGGAAGCTGGGGACTCGCTGGGGGTGGTCAAATTCCAAGGTAGATAAGTTTTTATTTGAGCTGGAAAAAGTGAAAATGCTGTCCGTAAAAAGCGACACGAAAAAGAGCACCCTGAAAATTACAAATTACGAGCAGTATCAAGGCTTTGACAGTATCTACGAGGTTGAGAAAACGACAGGAAAGGCGACACGGAAACGTCAGTCAAACGACACGCAGGCGACACCGAAGCGAACAATCAATAATGTAAAGAAT